ATCACAGCCAGCCAAATCGCAGAGATGGTGGTAAACCCGCAATGCGTCACCAAAGACAAAGCATCCTTCATCATCCCGTCAGAATACCGCCACCACGATGGTCGCTCGCATGACATGCAGCGCCGCGGTGGGAGATTCCGCTACCTCTGCTTTGACATCGACACAGGCAACCACACCCTAGATTTCGTCAGATCATCCTTCGCGGAAATCTTCGGTGAGGCAGGCATGATGATCTATTCATCGTCTCGGTCCAGCGAGGAGACCAAAAAGTGGCGCGTGATCGTGCCGCTCAAAACAGCCATCATCGGCGGCGAGGACTACAAACGCGCCACGACGGAAGTGCTGATCCGCATTCACGAAAAAGGCATCGAACTGGATGAAGCCCTCACCAGATGCGGTCAGCCCGTGTTCCTGCCCAACGTCCCGCCAGATCGCCGCAATCCTGACGGCACGCCGATCTTCTATCAGCACCTCCTGCACCGCGCACCGCCGTTCGAATACTATGAGAGCGACATCGAGCAGGCCGCAGAAGCCAAGCGCAGGGCCGAGGAATACGCAGCAGAGCAAGCCGCCGTTGAGCGTGAACAGAGGCTCGCAAAACGCGCCGCAGAGCGCCAAGCCCGTGGCAATGACGTTGAACCCGTCGAAGAGTTCAATGCCCGCCACAGCATCGCTGACATGCTCGACAGATACGGATACCTACAGCAAGGCCGCTCAGATCAATACCGCAGCCCACAGCAAACCACCAAAAGCTATGCTGTAAAGAATTTTGAAACTCACTGGGTGAGCCTGTCAGGCTCCGATCTGGCCGCTGGCATCGGTCAGCAAAAGGGCGGCTATTGCTGGGGCGATGCCTTCGATCTCTTCTGCTTCTATGAGCATGGCAACGATATGAAGGCCGCTGTGCGAGCCTACGGGGCGGAACTGCGCGGGCATCAATTCACGCCCGTCGATGACCCGCTGGCAGACTTCGAAGTCGCCGCGACAGCGCCCGCGAACGAAATTTCGTCAGCACCCAAACCCAATGAAATAAGCCAGCCAGAACCCGCCAGCGAAATTTCGTCGGATGCCGACTGGGAACTGCCAGATACCGACGCACAGCCGCCAGAGCCGCAGCACTGGCCCACCATGCTAGATCAGTTCGATGAGGCGCTCCTGCCGCGCAGGGAATGGATTTACGGATACGACTACATCCGCAAATTCGTCAGCGTTCTCGCCTCCGCTGGCGGCATCGGCAAAACCTCCCTGACCGTCGTAGAGGCGCTCGCAATCTGCACAGGCAAGGCGCTCCTGAACACACCCGTCAAGCAGCAATGCAATGTCTGGGTGGTCAACCTCGAAGACCCGCGCAGCGAAATCGAAATGAGAACGCTCGCAGCCATGAAGCACTACCAAATCCCGCCAGAAGACGTGCGCGGCAAGCTGTTCATCGACGGCGAAGACACATTCACCATGACGCTGGCCGCTGAAGGCAGAGACGGCGTGCAAACAAACGATGCGCTGCTCAATGCCATGACAAAGAAGATCAGGGAGAACGACATCGGCGTGGTCATCATCGACCCGTTTGTCAGCACGCACCTTGTCAACGAAAACTCCAACAGCGGCATTCAGGCCGTCGTCGCCATGATCCGCAAGCTGGCACGCGATACCAACGCATCCATCTCGCTCGTTCACCACGTCCGCAAGGGCAATGGCGATGATGCCACCATCGATAGCGTGCGTGGCGCAGGCGCGTTGATCGGTGCAGCCCGTGCTGCACGGGTCATCAATAGGATCACCGAAGATGACGCGCTGCGAATGGGGGTGGACGAGAAGGCAGCCAAAGGCATCTTCCGGGTGGACGATGGCAAAGCCAACCTCGCACCACCAGCCGACAAGGCCGTCTACCGCCGCATGATCGGCGTGCAGATCGACAACGAAGAATGGATCGGCGTCTGCGTGCCTTTCGATATGCCAGACGCATTCGATGGCATCACAACGAGGCTCGCTCGCAAGTGCCAAGACATCATCGGCGGCGCAATGCAAAACGAAAAGCCATACCGCCAAAACTCACAGGCCAACAACTGGGCAGGACACGCCATCGCACACACCCTCGGCATCGACACAAGCGACAAACCGGGCAAGACGCGGATGTCCAGCATCATCAAAACGTGGATCGCCTCAGACGTTCTGCGCGTCGAAGAAATACATGACGCAAGAACAGGCCGAGACGTTCCGTTCCTGACCGTTGGGACGTGGATCAACCCAGAGGATATTGGTTGATGGATTATTCGCTTCACTTCCACACCTTTCAAAGGTGTGGATACACAGGTGTGGAAGGTGTGGAAAAAATCACTCAAAACCACATCCACACCACCACCCCTATAGGGGTGTGGGGGTGTGGTGTGGTGTGATTTGATGTTTAGTGTGGTGGATCAAAGGTGTGGATCACAGGTGTGGAAATCGGAGGATCAAAATGGCTAAGTCAACAAACAAGCAACGGCCAGTCAGACAAAAGAAGTCAGACCGCATCATCACGTCTGCCGCATCGGAGGCCGCGATCAGGATCGATATGATGATGGCACCCTTCACAAAGGCGATAGCAGAGGCCGACAAGAAGTGGGGCATCGACCGCCTGCCGGAACTGGTCAGCGTGGACACCGCCAGCAAGTGGGGGATGTGCCTCGCCAAACTAAACGCTGCCGTCGATGCAGAGGACGTAGAGAAGGCCACACAGTGGACAGGTGCCGCCCTCCGAGGGCTGACCCTCATGGACGCAGAGGCCGAAGCCAGCGGCGCTATCCGCGCATCTCTGGTCGTCTGGGAGGTTGAACTGAACGGGACCACATACGGCATCATGCAGGACGGCAGATCGTGGGAGACCCTCAAGGAGCAAATGCCACACCTAAAGCTGGTCACGCTCAGGGAAGTGGCAGTGGCTCTGGAGTGGTGGCACAAGCATGGCCTCGGAACAATGATGCGTGCCATTGAAGATGCATTCCCGAAGGCCGAGATCATCAGGAGCAAACCGGACGGCAGCCTTGATGACAAATTCGAATTCTGACAAACTAAACGGGCAGGGGAGCGCTCGCCAGAAACGCTCGACCCTGCCCTATCACGCCAGCGAGGGAGGACGCCGACATGACTGACCACACAATACACGAAACCAAACGACGCGCTATCCTGATGGAAGCAGATCGCCTGATCCACGGTGACAGGCAGAATCATTACGGCGAACCTGCCGAGAACTTTGCAGCCATCGCGGCCATGTGGAGCGCCTACCTCGGCCACACGATCCAGCCGAGGGACGTGTGCAACATGATGGCCCTGCTGAAGATCGCCCGGCTCCGCAATGGGCCTTCGGAGGACAGCAGCATCGATGGCTGCGGGTATCTGGCCCTTGGGGCTGAGGTGTAGCGTGGCTGGCATCTCTGAGAAATGGCGCACACCAGAGGCCGATGAGTATCGGAAGCTGTATCGCACAAAGCAATGGAAGATGCTGCGGGAGCAGGCGTTGATGCGGGATGCGTTCCGGTGCCAGCGGTGTGGATGCTTCCTGAAGCGTGGCCGATCACATCCGCAGTCAGCCGTTGTTCACCACATCAAAGCGCATAAAGGTGATCCAGACCTGTTCTTTGACTTGGATAACTTGCAGTCCGTTTGTTGGGCAGATCATAGCGGAGTGATACAATCCGAGGAAGTTTTGGGGTATAGTAAGGAAATTGGGTCCGATGGGTGGCCTGTCGATCCTAATTACGGTGGAGCAAAGTAATGGAAATTCGTCAAAAGAACTCACTGCCTTGGGGCCACCATGTATCTCGCGGCAACATGTATCAGGCGCATGTGCATCACCAGTTCGGGCGCAACATCGCCTGCCCGACAACCTATCTGCCTGTGACCGACAACGGCTTTTACAGGACACCACAGCCCGCCGCAGCAACGCGCCTCCGCATCAAGGCGGGTGGAGACGCGGCAGACACGGCCAACGGCGTTGGGGCGCGCTCTGTGCGGCTCTGGGGGATGAATGCCAGTGGAGACGAGATTGTCGAGACGCTG